TCATGTTTCCTTGCGTTCTCTGCTCCATGTGAGGTAGACTTTGGTCTGCGCTAGGAAACTCAGCCGTTTCAACACGGCGGCGAGGTCGTCGATGCGGAGCGTGGCGAGCTTCTGGACGAAGTCTTCGTGTGTGGGATATGCTTGACTGAGGGAGAGCAGCCGTTTTCTCAGTGAGGATTGTCTTCTGGAGAGGTTCTCGAGCGCGGCGAGCACTTCTGGCGTGGCGGCGTGTTGGAGGACCCGAGCGTTGTGGGCGGTTGATCCTAGCATGTGCAGGTCGAATCCCGCTTGCTGTAGCTGGCTGAGGGCGTCTTGCACGTGTCTGCTTGGGGTGCTTTCGGCCACGCGTTGCATTCCTGCCTTCTCGAAGAAGGGGTTGTACTTTGCCATGACGGCCAGCGTCTCCACGTGGGGGGTGCCGGCGAGCGGGAGAGTTTCGCGGACGAGTTTTGCGCCTAGTCCTATGGTGCGGTATTTTGGGTGGATGATTATTCTTGATATGGTGCTGAAGTTTTTTTGCAGTTGGCTGAGTGTTCCCTGCCACGTTTTGTTTCGGCCGAACGTGACTGGTGGCGAGTAGCTGTAGACGATTGCGCCGCAGAGTTCGTCGTTGCGTTTGAGCGTGAATATTGCGCGTGGGGGAGGGCATCGTTTGGACCTGTAGTGGAGGTGGCTCAGTTTCTTGTAATGTTCCGTTGTGCCTTTTTCTATGCGCATTTCTTTGGTGAGGCTGCACTCGCTTTTGGCGGCGTTCTGCTGATAGTTCACGGTGATTTCTTGGCCGAAGCGTTTGTGGACGTGGACGCTTGGGTTGAAGTCTTCGAGGAGGTCCGCGTGCGTGGTGGCTGCTATGACTGCTTTGCCTGCTTGTCTTGCGAGTTTTTGCACGTTGAAGGCCACGATCTTGGCCGTGTCGCGGTCGAGCAGTGAGCAGAACTCGTCGATCATCCACCACTGCTTTTTTGTTTCGGCCAGTTTGGCGAGTCGGTACCGGTATTTTTGTCCGTCGCTGAGTTCTCGGTAGCGTCTGAGGAAGAGGAAGGCGTCGTTTAGGCCTACTTTGCTGAGCAACTCGATGGCTTCGTTGAGTGTGGCGCCGAGGGTTTCGACTATGGGCTTGTCCTGTTCTATTGTGAGGTCTGCCACGTCGGCCGCGTGCGGGTGGAGGTCGCTTTCTATGGCTTTTAGGAGGACGCTTTTGCCTGATCCGCTGTCGCCGGTTATGAGGACGACGTCGGTTGGGCCTATTTTGAGCTGGATGTTGTCGTACAGGGTGAATTTTTGTGTTTCGTCTATGCCTAGGCCGAAGGCTTCTGCCACCGCGAGCGTTCGTGGGGTGGGGTCGGTGGCGGTTTCGTAGGCTATGCTGAAGGTGAACTTGCCTGTTCCTCGGTCGTAGCGTTTGCGGAGTTTGTTGATGTGGAAGTGTTCGTGTCTTTGTTTCATCTTGTTACGCCTGTTGCTTGGTGCTTTCTGGCTGTGTCGAGTTTTGTTTTTGCCTTGTCTGCTCGTCTGGCGATCCAGAGTTTTGGGGCTGGTTCGGTGCGGGTTGCGTAGCAGGCGAGTGCCAGTGCCCAGAAACGGTCGTCGTGGGTGTTTTCGGGGTGGTTGAGTTTCAGTTTTCCGTCTTTTGCGAGTTCGAAGCGTTCGGTGTTGAGTTCGGATATGAGGTCGCTGTCGTAGGGGATTTTCAGTTTGTTTTCTATCATGCACTGTTTTAGGTGGGTGGCCATTTTCTCCTTTGTTTCTTGGGTGAATTTTGCGCCTTCAGTTTCGGCTATGCCCGTGTTTGTCATGTCTTCGGTGACGTAGTCTCCGACTCCGCTGACGTCGACCAGGATTTTGTGTATGGTTTGCCAGCGGTCGCGTATGGTTTTCACGTAGCCGATTACGCTTGCATAGGATGTTTGGAGCGGAAAAGTGCGGAGGTGGACGAGTTTTGCTGTTGTGTCTTCGGTTTCGAGGATGGCGAGCACGCTGTGGTCTTGGTGTTTGCCTAGATCAAGTCCGGCAAAGAACGAGCCCTTGGGGTTTTCTTCGAAGCCGGTGTATTCGAGCGTGTGGTCTATGCAGCTTGTTATAAGTGCTTGTGGGAGCCATGCGTTTTCGTTTTCGGCCCATTCGGCTTCCATTTCTCGTTTCCAGCGGCAGGGGTCGCCTTCGAGCTGTCTGCGTATGCGTTCGATGATTTGTTGCTTGAGCGGGCCGTTGGGTTCGAGGGCTTGTTGCCATGTGACGTGGCTTTTGGCGTAGTCGGCGTACGCGGCGTCGTGGAAGATTTTGTGGAAGGTGCTGTCGGTGCTCCATGGGGTGCTGGTGCAGACGAATTTGCCGTTTGTCGTGCCGAGTGTGAAGAGTATTGCGTCGTACATTTCGGCGTCGTTTGGAATGAAGTTGAACTCATCACAGTTGGAGACTAAGATGCCATCTGCAAAGAAATTGTGGTTGCCCTCAACTTCTAGGTTGTAGACAATTTCATTTTGCTCTTTTTTCTGAAATAGTGCTGTCTTTCCCGACATTCTACACTGCAATATTTCTGTCTTGCTAACGGAGGATGAAAAACGCTGCCGCAATGCATGCAATGCTTTGGATATGAAGGGATTTTCCAGTATTTTCTGTGTCTTTCTTTGCGGCATTTTGCGCTGCAGATTCTCTGGTGCCCATTTCTGGGAATGAACGGGCTGTCGCATTGTAAACATTGTCGTGGCAATAACGGTTTCTTGTTCTCCAGTCTCCGAAGTCTTTTTTGTTGAATTTTCCATGTCCTCCGACAAGTGGACGAACACGTTTTTGTTTTGTCTTGTGTCGGTACGAAGATCCTTCCACAGGATGCGCAGGCTCTTGGCTGTTTTGGTTGCCAATTTTTGTTTAATTTTGCCAAGAGTTTCTTGCATTTCGGATCTGAGCAAACAACTTTCTTTTTCGCTGAGAGGACTGCTCTCTTGGGAAGAACTGGCTTGCCGCATATTATGCAGGGGACTGGCTTCAGTTCCGGCAAGATTTTGTATTGCATGGGAGGTATGACCTGTGATCTGATTAGATCGAAGAATAAGTCTCTGTCCTTTGCTAAGAGCCGCAAAAAGTATCCTCTGTCTCTCGAGTCTTTCGCTATTTTTGAGTCTATTTTCCAACGATTTTTCAGCCATTGTTGAAGAAGCAGATTTTCCTGTTTGGAGAATCTGTGAGTGCTGAATTGAACTGCCGATTTTGAAAGACTTCCATCGTCCATGTACCATGTTGCCAATGCTAGTGGAGAGTCGATTTTTTCGAGCCATTCGGACGAAATTGTTTTTCGCCCATCTGGATAGCATATGCGATAGATCTGTGTGAATGATGGATGTGACAGAGTGCTGAATCTTATTAGTTGTTTTCCCCAGCCTTTGTTTGGGCATAGTTTGGGTGGTTTTCTTACGAGATTTGCTAGAATTGAATATTTGAATTGAACGTATTCTGCTTGTTTTGAGGAGTGGCTTATGACGACGTGGACGTTTCTTTTCTCGTTTTTTGGTTTTGGTATGCATAGGTCGCCTAAGAGCCCGCCATAAATTAGTTGTTTTTGAATTTCTGTCAGTTTCAGCTTGTAGTGTGGCTTTATTTTTGGCACCTGTTTCGTGATTTGGTGTGCCTGCAAGATATAAGATTTGATCGTTAATGGTGAGCTGAGAAGCTGGAACGTATCCTCTCTTCAACGTGAAAATCTTGTGTTCAGCTGTGCAGTCGAGATGCCCGAATGAATGGAAAACGCGAACAATGTTTCGATCATCAAGCGGATTTGGAAAGATTCTCAAGACTTTTTTTGGTTCAACTTGTCTTGTGAGTGGATTATATGAGAGAACGTGCTGACCTGCGTTTAGTCTGCTTATTGGAATTCCATTTCCGTCTGGTAGAACAATGTTTACGTGGCGGGGTAGGCAATATACAATATGTAGTGTTGGGCCTCGTATTGTTTCGGGGTTGTTTGGGTATGCTTCTATTGTGCTGTTGTTTGTGAGGGTGACTGTTGTTCTTTGTGGTTTCTGGTACGTGCCTTTTGGGAGTTTGTGGAGGAGGCCGTTTACGCGTTTGATGATGAGTTTTGTTTGTCGCCAGCTTGGGCCGACGATGGCCGTGTTCGTGTTTGGGTTTGTAAGAGCGTAATGCAGTAGCAGTGCGGAGATGGTGTGGCTTTTGCCTGTTTGTCTTGCCCATCGTGCGGCGACGAACTGGTTTTGCTGAAAAAGCTGCATCAGGTGCTTCTGGTAGTCTGTGGGGGTGAAGCCGAGTGTTGTTTGGCAGAATTCTGCTGGGTCGGCTGGGAAGGTGGTGGTTTGGGTTTCAGCTAGTTTCTGCTGGAGCTTGTTGAGTTTTGTTTTTTGCCGCGGCTTCATCTACGAGTTTCTCCAGGTTTTGGAGGTCTTCGTCTATCTGTCGGTTGTCGAGGGCTGCTGCGATGGTGTTCATGATCTGGGTGATGTAGGCTGCTGCCCGGGTCCACTTCTGTTTTTGGGGCGGTTTGAGGTTGGGGTTTGTGGCTTGGCTTTTGGCCATGGCGAAGAGTTCTTGTAGGCTTTGGATTGCTTCGTTTCGGAGTTTCTGGGTGTCGAGTTTGACTTCTGTTCGGAGCTTCTGTATTCTTCGTGTGATCATGGCATTGCGTGGAATTTTCACCAATACGGAGTACCCCCCTCTAGGTTTTTTGCGCGATCATGATGCCCGTGAGCGTGCCTGTTAAGCCTGTTATCGCTGCGAATATTTCGCTGTTCCACCTGCCGAGCAGTGCCATGTGGGCGATTTCGGTGGCTGTCAGGCTGATGGTCATTGCTATGGCGAATTTGACGCCGAGGACGAGCCGGTCGCTGGGTGGGACTTCGATCTGCTGGCTTGTTCGGGCGGTCTTGCGCGTGGCCGTGCGTGTTAGTGCTTTTCTAATCCAGTCGGTCATGGTTTCTCACCGTCTGCTGTTTGGTGCGTCTGGCGCAGTTGTTTTTTCCGCCCATGAGGAAGCTGTTCAGAAGCTGTTTAGTCTCCTCAGGCGACACGTGTGCTGGGGCGACGACCGTGACGTTTGTGGTCCACGCCGTGGGCACGGCAATATAGTCAATGTCGTAGACGCCGTCGGCGTAACGGAAGTTGTTCTGGGCGAGGATGATGTGCTTGTTCTTTTCGCCGAGGACGCCGATGAATATGCCCCAACTGCAGACGGGAACGTCTATGCCTGAGAGTCCGCCGCTGAGGCTTTTGCCGATGCTGGCGTCGAACCACTCGACCCTGCACAGGTCGCCAGCGGCCAAGTCACGAATCTGCTTACATAATTGTTTCATGGTTGATCAGCACGAAAGGACGAGAGAGCGACAGGTTATAAGCAGTCGCGAAATTTACCAATTCACAACTGCGACAACGACAAAACTGGTTTCTGTAAACTGATGGATAATTCCAGAGCCGTCATGCTATATGCGAGCGTGAAAGAACCCCGAAAACATGAATCTCCGATTCAGAAGGAAAATGGTTCAATTCAGTTAGAACCGTGCACTGTTAGGATTAGCGTCTTGGGTTCTGCCGTTGCCGTCTTACGCTTTATGTTTCAGTTTTCAACGGTTCATATTGGGGGGATGCTTGCTTTCCGTTCCAGAGTGGCATACGCAGGCAATGGATAGTCAAAATGTTTGGGAGAAGAAAAAAGTGGATGGTCTGTGCGTGTCGTTCGAAGTTTATGGTCGTGCTACTAAGCCGTTTCTGATGAACATGTTGGGAAACTGTTTGATGACACCGTTGCTGAAGAAGTCTGCCATCATTAGAGCCAAGTCGTGGACTTTGTCAAAGGCCGTGACGTCCTTTGCCCAGTCCTTGTTGAAGTGTGCCAAGGCCTCTTCCATAGTGAGGTCCAGATGCTCTTTCCACATCTTCTTTGCCTCGGCAAGCTTCCAATACTTGGGGTTCATCTCGTTCATTTTCATGACGATGTCGTCAGCGTTCTTATACCAAGCGGCAATGGATGAGGTTGCGTTTTGTCCGTTCTTGACCTTCACAAGAATGTCGGCCGCTATCAAGAGGTGCTGCTGGAGAAGGTCTCCAAGTTCTTCTGCTTCATCACCGTAGAAGGGTTTCAGAGCGTCTTCCATGTCTCCGTAGTTTCTGATGAGCCTCGCAGTGTAGTTTCCAGTTCCGCCGAGGTCATCAAAGACTCCGATGATGACCATTCGGGTCCACCAGACGTGGTCTTCCCATAGCTTTCGCCAAGTGTCATGATAGGCCAGTGCTGAAGTTTTGTGCCTGTTTTGCATCGATGCGAACGCAGTGGCTGATGCGGTTGCAGTCAACACAATGGCTACGGCAGCAATTGCTAGAAATTCAGTTTTCATATCCAACCCTCTCTCCAGGTCTGGACAACGAAGGACTCCCGCACTGAAGGATATAACCGATTGTGACTGTGACGCTACAGTCACGCTCTCTCTTCCACAATAATCTTCAATCAGCCGTTTGAAGCGTTTCTGGTTTAGAAAGAGCCGTGCGTGAGTCAGTGGCGCGTGTGACTGGGTTATTGTGTGGTTTTCTTTTTGCGGTCTTGCAGGTACTGGTGGGTGATCATTGACAAAGGTATGAGGAAACCCGCCAGAAACAGGGTCAGCATGGGCACGTTGGCTGTCGCCGCATAGTAGAGGATTGCCAGTATCCAGTAGGCGATCCACGTCAGAAGGATGAACCTGACCACGTCGCCTGTGAAGCCCACGCCACACGCCGACTCACAGTTGGTCCCCAGTATTGATAGATGTTACGTCCCTCCAATCTGAATTAACAATCTACTTTATCACGCGTTACTTGGTTCACGATGATGGCGAGAAACCTCAAATGGATGAGCCAGAAACTGGATGACACAAGAATACTTCTGCTCATAATTGCATTATCAACGATAACAGGCTTGGCTATGATCGTCATCATGCTGCTAGGTTTGAAGGGTTTAGGCCATAAGCAGACAAGACTCGTTGGCTCTCGCCAAACCCCCAACGATCCGAGCAAAGGCCGTTCGCCGAAAGTTTGTTTTACCGACACATCATAGTTGCGTTGATTCGGCATAACTAATGAACGAAAACGCATATTAAACGCACAGCTGGAATAATCCTCAGTGAGACACTATGGAAATTCTGGTTATCCGCCCTGATGACGTAGGAAAAGGAAAAGTGAACGTATTCTCAGATGTGATTATCAACAAAATGGCTAAAGTTGATGAGTTGGATGTTATCGGAATAAGCAATGGACTATCATTGGCATGCTCTGCAACACGTATGTCGTCAGAATTCGCGAGGGTTCATATCAAGGAAGTTTTCCTAGATTACCTCGACATTCCGATTCTTGGAAAAATAGCAGGTATCTTTTTTACTCTTACTGGAGAGCAGACCGTTGATTGGGATTCTGAAAAGGCTAGCCTCGAAAAGGAAATGAAACTCACTTTTGCAGCTGATGGTCAGCTTGTCGTTATTTCACAAAACTTGCCAGTTGAGCAGATGATTCCTCTCTGCCTAAGAAAGCTATGGAAGAATGATACTATAAAGATTCAGGCTTGTGGAGCCGCGATTAACCGTGCAGCTAATCTTGCCCTTGAAATAACGAAAGGAAAGATTTCCAAAGAAGTTGTCGGGATTGCTCTTATGGCCCTCTCAACGATACGGGGAACTTACGAAGGGAAAGAGACAGCAATGACTGGTCTCGAGATATTTCTCAGAAAAGGTAGTGAAACCAAGTATAGCAAACACCATGAGACTATCCTGGATAGTTTGCGAAAAGCCAATCCTTAAACAGCTCAAGGGATGAGCGCAATTGAGCAACCGATTCATCGGTGTTGACATCGGCGGACAACTCAAACGATATCCCGATCATGTCTATTGTGTTGCGACACGGAATTCCGACAGGGGGCAAAGCAAACGAGTCGTGTGTTTAACGAGAGAAAAGGTGGAAGAACTCCGGAAGACAGTTCCAGATTGGGAAGAGAAACTAGCTGCGATTTTGTATTTTGTTAGCATCAATCATAGAGATATTCTCCAAGAGAACTACGCCATTCTCATAGACAAAGACTTCCAAGGAACTACGCTCACAAAAGTGGAAAGATATCTTAAGAGGCTTTTCGGGGTTGTCAATTATGGGAAAGATTACCGTGCGGACCCTCCTTTTACTTTCATCCCGAAGATTGCGGATCGCACTAATAGTGTCAGGCACGCTGACCTCAAAGCCCAACGAGCTAGAGGAAAAGATCTCCCGCCTGACGAGACGGATCCTTCAATAGACAAACTCCTCGAAATACTAGAAGATGCGCGAAGGAAAAAAATCGTGTGATGCCATTCGGCCTATGGGACCTGATTCACCGCGCACTCCTCAGGCTGCACCATAGACACCATCTAGGGAAGATTCACCAAACATAAGGGATTTATCCCTATAAGATTGTCGTGATGAATAGATAACCATGATTATACCGGCAAACAAGCCGGCCCACATTCATTAGTGTTGATTTTCCCGTAATATACACTATAGTGCATATAGATTTGGCTAGTCCTCAAAATTAGATTCTCAAACCAGCGATATAAGACTTCTGGATTCAAATTCTACTTCGCAAGCCGGAAGCCAACGAATGGTCCAGAGACCTGACCACACATCCAATAGTTAACCCAATGAGCCATGCATTGAACAATGAGCACGGAAGAACAATACTTGTTTACGAGTATGCTTTCATTCTAGATGGTATATCAAACGTGTTGAGAACCCAATTAATCGTTGGGACTTCGGGATACATCTTCATTTATAGTTAAGGCAAGAGCTAACCTGGTATTTCCGGAGGTAACATTACCGTATGTGGTCTTCCCTTTTGCAGAAAATCGGCGCATTCTTTTGCGTATCCGTTCAGCCCTCTTCAATAAGCCAGGAAACCGCCTTTTGCATCATGTCCCACTCAGAACCTTCGTCATTGAATTCGTCCCCGAAAGTCACCCCGTCACGACTACTGTCTTCCTCAATTTCCGGATGCCCACCTACAAGGAAGACCCGTCCTTGAGAGTATTCAAAAGCCACCATCGCCGTCTGGTTCCCTATGTCATAATCCCCTAGAATGGTTGCGTTGGCATCAGCATTCGGCATCAGAGCAGGACCCCAATAATAAAGCATCGTTTCAGAGTCCTCTTCAGACTGGGTAATTGGATGCACATGATTAACGATGTTCACTCTACACATAGTATGGTCTGGGTAAGGCATGATTTCGTCGATGGGACCAGTAGCTGCGCCAGCAAACAATCCCAGTGGCGTCATACCCAGTTGGCTGCTTAGCCAAGAGACTCTCAGCGGCGAAGTAGGCTCCCCCACAAATTCCGACGTAGCCACCACCGTCGCGAACGAAAGCCCTCATGTTCTCTTTGCCCTTTGAAGAAATGTCCTGAGCATAATCATACATGCTTCCGCCCGGAACGCACAATATGCGGAAGCCCTCAAGTCCATTGTCATTAATGAATTCCGCACTCACAAGCTCAACAGTCAGATTCATCCAGCGAAACATGTTCTGAGCAGCACGGACTGAATCTTCCCAAGTGCCCCTCCCAGCGTAAATGGCCACGTCAGCCTTTCCGGGCGGCCGCATGTACGTGCCCGTGAAAAGAACCAGTAGCAAAAAAGCAACCGCGACAACGGCAAACACAACAGCCCACTTGCTCTTTGACATCTGACTCAATGCTAACTTGCCAATTCCAATATAATACGCTGTTCGCTTACACACTTTGCCAAGAAGACGCGATTCCGGGAGCAAACGGAACGATTCCGTAACCTATCTCGCATCTGAATCAGAGCTTCATAAGCCACTTTTCCGAGGAGATGAAAAGAATGAATATGGCGACACGAGCAACAAACATTAAGCCAATTCGGCAAGAATGAGTAGAGCATTCTTCTATCAGTCTTTTGTTTGGGGAAAGTCTTATCCCAAACACGAAGAGCCTATTTCTTTCCGTTCAAATGCTTCGCGGGAAGCGAAATTTGTCTTTTCTGTTTTCTCTTCTGGTCTCTTTCTCTCTGTAGTTTCTTATGCTGCTCTAAACCAGCCTTCTTTTCCCTTCTCGACAAAAACTCATCACCTTGCCAAGCAATAGAAACATGCGCATTCTAAAGCGTTGTCCTTCTGTCTACAACTGAAGCCCATTTCAGCTCGCATTTGCGGCTTCTGAAGCAATCCCCTATTAGCCCTTTAAAGCCAGTTACTGGTTTTGCGGAAAAGTTATAGCTGAACCGAATCGAAAGAACTAATCAGAATTCTTAAGACGGAAAAGAAAACAAAAGATAAGAAATAGGAAAAACCCCAATAATAAAAAAAGATTGAATGGATATGAAAACATGAGTAGTGGTGTCGCTATAAGAAAATAGGTCAGAAAGAATGTAGCTAAGGATATCCAGTCGGGAACCTCTTCTTCGCTCACATCCCATGACTGTTTGTGACGATAGCATGTTGTTCCATCTCTTCTTGTCCAGCTTCCTTTTCGTTTGTGTGCAACATACCCACTTCTACCTCTAGATGCTATACTTGCAACGAAAGCACTAAAGCCCGATATTATCAAGACTATGAGAAAGCCACCAAGACCACTCAAAGCCACAAAGGCGGTTACAGTAATCAAGAAGACACCTATGACAACAAAGTAAATTTCTTCCCTATTAGTAAGAGGCTGAGCGGTTTTGTTCCTTATGAGAAGACCTACTCCAATAGTCAAGATGGCTGATGCAGTTATTGCCATCGCCCAGAGTGCCGCATCGAACCCAAACACTAAAGCAACGACTATTGAGAACACAAACTGAACTATACCACATGCATAGAAGTGACTATGCTGTCGCATTTTCACTTTCACTATCAGATATAGCGAAGGACTCGACTAATAAGCTAGCTGACTTCAACTAGAGCTTTCTTCTGTCGGTCCTTTTAAGCCAGTTTAATCAATTGATTAAATGGAAGAAAGCGAAATCAGAACTTAGAGTTCCGTTTGCGGGAGACATCTCCACTTTTGAGAGGGTTCAAGTCCCACATGGTCATCAGCATCGCCTGTAAGTCTGCGTTTGCTATCTTCCGTTTTCTGAATAGGTTAACCTCGTTAACGGCGTAGCAGATGAACGACGAAAACCAGTATGGAAAAATATGTAATCTGCGTTACTTCCCGATTTTTTCCTCATGTTTTTTCTTCTTTTGAACATTCTTCTTCTTCAATGAAGGCATAAACTGGTCTCCACGGAGCAATATTCGCTATAGTGGGCTTTAAAACTTTTCACCAGTTGGAACTCAATGAGCCAAAAGAAGCGGTGTCACGGAGCTTTTTCCGTGCGTTCAAACGTGGACTCCAACCTAAGCGACCCCATCAACCCCAATTCTGACCTATATTGGAAAACAGACCGTTTTCACAGGTGCGTGTAAATGCGGAAAAGTTATAGCTGAACCGAAGTAGACTAAGCTATTTGGCAATTCGGGTGTTAGATGATGGTTGACATACAGACTGTTTCGATAGCTATTGCTTCTGGGGGTGTGTTCGCCGCGGCTGTTTACTACATTCTTCAGATTCGACACCAGACAAGAACAAGACAAACAGACCTCATAATGAGACTGTACTCAAATTTCGGTAGCAGAGAATTCCAAGAAGCACTTTGGAAACTCATGGCTAGGGAATACAAGGATTTCGATGATTATGGCAGACAGTATGGTTGGGCAGAAGCAGTGGAAATCGGCACATTCTTTGAAGGAATAGGCATTCTCTTGAAGAGAAAACTTGTGGACATTCAACTTGTTGACGACCTTTTCACTACTCCAGTCAAAATGGCATGGGGAAAAAGTGAAGCCTTTAGTGGAAGACAGCAGAAAACACTGGAATTCTCCAGCAATCTATGAGTGGTTCGAATACCTCTACAATGAAATGAAAAAAAGAGCAACGACAATAGAGGTTCCTCTAACACTGTTATTGAGCCAGTTTGACTCTATCATTCTTGGCGATATCCATGTTAGACGGGAATTCGGGAGAAATCGCTGTTGTCCTCCACCTTGGCGACCCGTTTGAGGCCGGGTCGGACAAGCTGAGTGGCTCCTGCTGGAATCTTTCTTTTTCAAGTTCGAATCGAATCATGACGCGGTTCACGCGACATCACAGGACGGACTCGAGCTTGTGCTGGACAGGCTTCATCGTTGAAGCCTAAGCCTCTTAACGAGCGTCTTCATTTTCTCATTGTCTTTTAAGCCGTCCTCCAGAACTGCGTTCGCCAGCTCGTAAATCCGCAGGTCATTCAGCAACGCCACCTTCCGTATTTCCCGGTGCAAATCCTCCCGCACCTCAACCACCGTCCTCCTGCTCCTATCCACACTCACACACTCCCCGCCGGCTCCGCAGCGTAGCGGTTACTGGTTGACTGCAACCCCAACCTCTCCGGTACGCAGCTCCACCACAACACCGCCCAAAACAAGAAACAACCTCGTCACCCTCGCCTCGCCCTCCTCAACAGCGATTACCTCCGCCAACACCTTCACAACCGCATCCGGCCACAGCCCAAGAACCGAATGCACAAGAGGCGTCGAAACACTCACCACCGCAGCCTCCCTGCCGATGCCTAACATGTGAAAAACGTCTGCTTGGCCCTCAAGAACGGCGGCCTTGCCAACCGGGTAAACTGCCCGAACACAGTACTGGGACGACGGAACGGTCAAGGCACCTTTCACAACGCCGAAGACCAGCTCTTCATCCAGTCCGGCCTGAGTTGCCGCGAGAGGCTGCCGAACAACATTCATCACTACAGAAGCCTGAGGCTCGGCTGCCGATAGAGCGGACGTGTCTCTGTGAAGATTCAGCGCGGACTGAGGAACGGACGCGGCATCAGACGCCGCGACCGCGGTCGCGAAGATCTCGAAGACTCTTGAAACCAACTCGGCAAGAACGCCCGCCAGAGCCTGCGAAACCGCATCTTCTGAAACCATGAAAGCGGCCTCCGCGCCATGCGGACTGCGAGAAGACGCCAACGCTTCTTTGGCCACGCCGAACTGTGCCCTCTCGGAAGCGCCAACAGAGGCCGAGGCCGCCGCGTCTCGAGACAATCCAAGCCCTAGACTATACGTGCCCAGAGCATGTGCCACTGCTTCCTCCACGAGTCCAAGGACACACTCTAAAGCAGTGACGCCGACTGTCTCAGCCGAAGCGTGGTTCCGGAGCAGATACTCTCCCAGCAGCCCTTCCTCAGCCAACACCCGCGCAACAGAACAGACAAAGACGCCGTACACGAACTCACGCTCAGTGCTGGCGAGACCGCGCACTGCCGCGTATGCGTTGACTGCGGCGTTGAGTGCGCCGGCTTCTGATGAGGATGGTGAGGCGGCCGCCGATTTCTGAAAAGCGTAGCTGGACACGTGCGCTGTGCCGGCTGAACTGCGAGTCGCAGCGTTCACTGCCACGTCGACGTTCTGGAACCCGAGGTACTTGCGGTTTGAAGGGAGACCGCTGCTTCTTGTGACGCTTGTGATGCTGTTCCAGTCCGCCGCGAACGTCACCTCAAAAACGCCTGACTGCGTGAAGCCGTATGAAGCCGGCTGGTTGCCGAAGAGGAACTTGACCGTTCCCGGCGAGTAGACTGACACCGTGACTTTCCGGTTCGCTATGTCAATGGCGAACAGGTCTGGGTCAATGACGTTGTAGACGTACTCGTAGTGAAGCTCCTCAAGCGTGACGGCAAGCATGCCCGAGTCCGGAACCACGCCCATCATGAACATCAACGCCGCAGCCCTAGCAGTGTTCAGGTTCGACGGCGACGAGTCCGTGCTAACGCCTTTCCACTTGTCCTGAGAAGCAACGTACAATCCGCCCTTCTCGCTCATGAACAGCAACCAAGCCGGACGCCACCTGTAACCGCCGCCGGTAGCGTAGCCTTCGAGAAGGGCCTTGACGTCGGTTTGGCTGTCGCTGCTCTGGTGAATCCACGTTCCCATGATCGCCGCCCAGATCATGAGCGTGTTCTGTAGCCGCCGTTGACTGTTCGTGTCCCAAGCGTGAATCATGGCTGCGGCAGAAGAGCATTTCGTGGCCGGGTTCATCCAGATCGGCGCAAACCACCGGTTCCTGTTAGTGCGGTTCCGAAGGTCGGCGTAAAGCCTGCCGATGTTGCCGAGGCTTCTGTTGTAGAACTCAAGATAGGCTATTGCTGATAGAAAGCCTCCGCCCTCGCATTCCCAGTTCACGTCCACGTCCCGATAGCCAAAATGGGAATTCTCGCACCAGTGATGGCTGTTCAGGTAGGTCCAGACGTCCTCGGCCTTCGACTGAGCATCGCCGTAGCCGAAAAACTCGCGAAAGAGCAGAATGTTCCGGAGACACTGGCCGTTTTCGTCATAGAACCGGTTAGTTGCGAGATCGTAGCTCGCGGTGCTGTAGTACTTGAGGAAGCCTCGCCCAGCGTTTGCCAACGCGGTCTTGAGGTTGTCCTTGCCGGTGAGCTTGTTCCATTTGCCGGTCTGGTAACTCCATTTGTCAGCCCAGTAGAAGCCGTATAGAAGCTCCGCGTCGTAACTGTGAAAGTAGTCGCTGCCATCGTTGCCGCTTTTGGGAAGACCATTAACCATCATGCTGCTGTCTAACGCGCCCTTGATTGCAGTTTCTCGCTCAACACCGAGTTTCGCGCAGCGTGCGGACCACGTTAAGACATCCTTCCAATCAGACAGGCTGTCAATGGCATTTTCCAAATCGGTCTTGGACTTCTTCTTGAACATGACTCCGACGTACTTCGTCTCGACGCTTTCACCCCAGTCAACCACGTTGTCAACCACTCTGGCCAAATCGTCGATCAAGCGCGGCTCAGCAATGTCGACGCAGAACGGGTCTCCGGCGCTTCCGAAGCGCCACTCAACAACATACAACTGCGAGTCATTGTCAAAGTAGCAGCGGAGACGATAGCTGAACGTCCAGTCACCCTTGAAGCTGATGTTCTTCTCAGCGTCGGCAGCCGCGCAGCAGAAAGCCCTCCTGAAAGTCGTAGGCGGATTAGTCCCCAAGTCGGCGTAGACCCTGACAACAAGAACGTCGTCAGAATTGATCTTCGGATGCGTCACAGACACTGTTGCGCCAGCCTTGGTGACGGTGCCCGTGGCTGAAAACACGTGCGATGCGAGGCCAGAGACGCCGCCAGTCAACTCTGTCTCGGCTCCGCTGGGCTGGCGACGAAAGAGCTTGACGCCGACGCAGGCAGTGACCGGAAGCGAAGCATTGCTTCCAAGCTCATCCAGCAAAAGAGCGCTGCTGTTCGCCGGACTAAGCTTGTATGCCGTGAGGCCGTTCTGAGCGTGCGTATCGCTTCTGCCATACCACTTCTTCACGGCTTCATCACCGACGTCCTTGCTCACGGTCACGTAGATGCTGCACTTCTTGTCCTCGCTCGCAGGGCTCCATGGATCAGGAAACCCGTCGAAAGTCCGGTTCTGAAAAGCGCCCTTTCCAGATTCAGCCGCGTAGCGGATGCAGTTTGCCGTCTCACTGCTCCACGCCACGAAACAGTACTCCGTGTTCGGAGAAAGCTTTGCAAGCGGCGCCGGAAAAGTGCACGTCAACCAGCCAGTGACCTGAATGACCGCGCCATAGGATTCTGCAACTTTGCCGTTGTCGCTCGTCTTGTAGACGGCGAACTTCACGTCACCACCAACACCTGTTGTGACGTCAAAATAGGCCGTGATGCTGACTAGGTACCTGTCGACGCCGTCGCTCGGCGTTGAGAACTTGGACCCGCGGATCACGTTGCCTACGGTGACGTTGCTTGCCGCGACGGTGGTATACCCGATGTTCTCTGTCGGCATGGGCGAACCATCCTTGTAACATAGAAAAAACGGGAGAAAGCTTGGCCTAGACGGGCCTCTGGAACTTGGGCGTGTAGTAGATTTTGACGGTGTCGCCGCTGACCACGTTCTTCGTCGGGTAAGTGTCCCTGCAATACATCGTTCCCGCGCTGCCTGCGTTGAACAAGCCACATTCCTGCAGGGCCAAAGTCGAGACGATGTTGAACGTTGCGTCGACGCTGCACTCGCCTGTCGCTGGGTCCTTGCTGTATGCCGCTTGTGCACGCATTGACTCTGCTCCTAACGCCGATTGGCCTGCTGATGGTGTCGTGCCATCCGTGCCCACCGCAACGTAGCTGAACGGCGCCGGCCTGCCGCCGCTGCCGTCAAAGGCTTGCCCACACAGCGCATCCAGTCCAGCGTCAACGACGAGGTCATCAAAATCCAGCAGCCTATCATCGGCCTCAACAAGCGCCATCTGGACGCCGTTCACCTCTGCGACGTCTTGCGCGGTTCTCGTCTCATCCTCGGTCAGCCTCTCGACTGGACGCCACACCTCCACGTGGCGGCTTGCACCTGCATAGTTTGCCGGTTTCGGACCTACGCCGACGGCTTCGGTTATGAAAGCCTTTCGTATGCGCCTGTGAGCATCGTGTCCTAAAGGTCGAGTTGTCACGCGGACTGCCATCCAACGCTTCTTACCACGTTCAAGCCAAGCCACTAGTCGTCTAACAGTCTCTTTCATGTTCATTTCCCGTTTTCTTCTCCCCTGTCCACACCTGACAGGCTTGAACGCCCTTCAATGTCTGGACGGCGGACAACAGCTATCCAGCCGACCTCAGCATCAAAATAGATGCGCACGACCTCCACGTTCTCGCCGGTCCTGAAAAGTTTCTTCCCTTCGGACCGTGCCACTGCTAACACGTCGCCGACGTCTCTGAACTTGTGCTTGTCATCGCGTATGACCAATGCCTTGTCGGCCATTGCAGTCTAGCTCCTTTTCACCGACTTCATTGACCCATCCGGGTTCCACGAGAACGTGAGCGTAAAGAGCAGGTCGTCACCGTCGAACGTCTTCAGCGACGCAACGGAGCCGTCCGGGTTCCACGAGAAATCCATCCTCGTGACTTTCTTGCCTGGCGCTGGAGCCATGATGCTGGACAATGCGCTGTGTATTGCCTCAAAGGCTTCTTCGTATCGTCCGTAAGGAACACTCAAGCCAAGCTCACCTCGCCTTCTTGTGTCGGCTCAAATGACTCGTCTTGCTCTGAAGAGCAAACAAGTAGTCCGCCAGAGGCGGCCTTTCACGTCCCAGCTCCAGCGTCAACTCCAACGTCTGTGCTTTCGCGTCAACATCATACTCGACGCTCAAAACACGAAAGTCCGCGTCAACATCCTCGTTAGGCAAGACAATATGCAGCGTTTGACCCGGCAAGATCGGATCGTTCCCGTAGTCTACCAGCGTGCTCCGCACCGTAAGATGCTCAGCCGGGTCCTTCAGGTATGCTACCGTTGCCTTTGCACGGTACTCACATTCGGCGTCGCTGCACAGCTCCTCATCGACGTCCACCAGCTCACGCAGCCCATACGCAGTCTGGCTTGCCGCATCCTCATTCACTGAGCTGCATCGGCGTCCCCCGAAGCATAGACCGTCAACCCAGAAGCTCCCCGTGCCCGTGTTGTCGAACCAGCAGTCAAAACGTATCTTTTTCACGAGGGCCCAGTTGAAGCCTGCCTGGTGTTCCCATGCATCTGCGTTGTCGGCACCCACTTTGATCTGCTGCTGACTCCACTTGTCGGGGCCGACGTTCACGAGGTGGCTGGCAAACTTGTCGTTGGCATCGTAGAGAACGACGGATACGTTGCCGTTAAATGGCGTGTCGCGTCTGACCCAGAAGTCCAATGTTGGATACAGGCTTGCGTCCACCTGTTTGTCTGGGCTGAGAGTGAACATCGACGACGCGTAGTAGGCCTGCGAGTTGTAGCTTTTGATGCTGGCGGACCCCTTGACTTTCGTCTCCGTGTCCAAAGTCACAGTGCCCGAGGGAGCGCTCCAGGAACCGTCCTGAGGCGTCAGACTTTCAGTCCACGAGTCCTTGTCAGCCGGGACACTTTTTTCTGCAGCGCCGTAGAGCACGACCCTGTTTCTGACTCGAGATATGTCTTTGCTGTACTCGATATGCTCTATCTTCTCGGCGAGGCTGAGGCTGTTTGGCTTGCTGTCAACAGGGAAGAACTCGAATTTGCCGTCCGGCGCGACGCGGAAGTCGAATCCTATGACGCCGGCCTTGTCTGAGCTTTCCGCAACGTGCCTGAGTATGTCCATGACCGGCGTGTTCTCGTACTTCAGCCGCGTGTAGGTCGTGTCCGTGTATTCCACGAGCTCTGTCTGTCCCCGCACGTGGCCCAATCCCACGTAGTTGTCCATGAGGTCCTTGACTATCTCCTCGCCCCTCTTGCCCTCGTAGGTCTTGGTGACGACGCGGCGGAAGAGCCGTTCTCCCCAGCATCGGCCGCTCACGTTCAAGTAGCTTTCAGCCGGCGTTGACTCGAACCTGAGGCTTTCCACTCGACACGTGATTATCTGCGGCACGTTCGTGCCCCTTCCTATGCTTATCGACCCGTCCATTCCAACGTTGATGGGAGAAGCCCCGTTTGCGTTGTACTTTCCATCCCAGTTCTGAAGGGCGCATTCGAAACTGCTGACCTCTTTTGTGCAGCCCAGATGCACACTTAGACCGACAACGTCGCCCTGCGACGGCGCAACCGGGCCGAAGGCAATTGCCACTTTCGGGATCTCCATGCTCGCCAACTTACTCGACTCCTCGACGATAGAGTTCAGCTTCGCCAGACCTGACTATGCCCTTGGAGGAAGAAGGCACGGACACCGCAGCGTCGTTGAAGCCCTGCACTGCGTCGGTTGCGGCGTTGACTTGGCTTGCAAACTGCCACATCGCAGCCGCAGCGGTCACCAAAACCGCTATACCGACGCCCGTCAACGCCAGAAATGTGGCGTAGCTGACATTGAGAGCATTCTGAGCCGCGGAGGCAACCCAACAGGCGGCGGCGTAGACCTTCTGCGCGACGGCGACTCCCCAGCTCGTCCTCATGAACGCCCCCATCACCGACACGACCATCATCGCGCTGCTGAACGTGCGGGCCTGTTCATCGTTGAGCAGCCCGAACTGGTGCGCAATCTGGCCGACGGCAACGCCGCTCGCCCCCAGTCCCGCTATGACTGAGCCGAGGCTTCTGATCCGCGTGCTCAGAGCTTCAGCATCGCCTTGAACTCTCGTGAACTCGCGGCTGGCATGATTGACGGCGCGTATTGTCACGGATATCTCTCGAAAGCTCATCCCAGTCCCGCCTCCGTCTCGGAATCTTCAATCGCCCTGCAGATCGCCTGTTCGAGGACTGGAAGGTGCTGTTCAAGTGCCGGCAGAAGATACGGACGTGCGCCTGCATTCCGCGTTCCGAACTCGACGTAGGCCGCGTATGCGGCTTCAGCTCCGATTTCGGCTGTCCAGCCGAGAGTCTTGACGTATAGCGTTGTCCTGAGGTAGCCCGTCCTAGCAGGGGCAAATCTTTGTGCTGAAGCTTTGACTTGTTCTCCCCACTCTTGCAGTTTAGCCTGCACGTTGCCTTGCATGTTCCGGTCCAGTTTCTGGACGGCGTTGCAGAATTCTGTGGCTCCTTCAATGTTGCACGCCATGTTGATGGACATTTCCGTTCGTCTCCCAACTGAGTGTTCAGCGTTCGTGCTCGGCCTGTCTGTCTAGCTCGCTGAGGATTGTGATGAACTGTTGGACAGTTTTGGCTGGCTGCTCGGCGAGTTGTCTGGGGGTCCAGCCGAATTCCTTGCAAAGCCGGAAGTCGGTGAGGACTGGGCTGGGTTTTCGCCTGCGGATTGCTCTGACAAAAAACGAACCTCACCAGCGTCCAAGCCGTTCAGCCGGGTGACGATCTGGCTGAAAAGCTCACCCAAACCCGTGGGAACGCCCTCTTCGTCGCTCAGAAGCCTCTCCAACGTTATCGGCTTACTCTGCGGCTGCTCCTTCAGACTGGCCCAGATCGTTTCAGCCTGAACCGCCACGTAGTCGCTACTGACCACCTGCCCGGTCGCTTGGCTGTACTTGGTGTGCCTCTGGATTATGCGGTTCCGCTTCGCCCACGATATCTCCCTGAACACGTATTCTCCCGCGTATTCCTTCCCGAATCTCTCATCAATCTCTAAGACCTGACTTTGCATACGCGCATCACCATCCTAGCTTATGACAAGATCCCTGGCAACGAAGGAAGCCTTCAAGCTGACGAGATCCTCAATTTTCGTCGGCACCACGACAGCCTCCCACTTGCAGTACTTGAACAAAGCGCTTTTTGGTCCACCCAGTCCAAATTTCAGGCTGAACTCGATGTCGTTGACTACGTCGTCGAATTCCTCCCTGCTCTCAAACTCGAAGACCAGTTCACCGCTGAGGCCGCGTTGTCTGGCCGGCAGATGTTTCAGCAGATGCCCGTCTGTCGAGCGGATGACTGGCACTCTGCTCAAGTTGTTCTCGACCGTGAACTTCCAGTCAGTGACGCGGTCTACTGCCGCGGGGTTTGACCCGTCTGCCGCTCCACGCTGCACGTAACTCTCGTAGTAGGGAACGGCACCGCCATAGCTCGCGTAGGTCGCGTTGGGCAGCTTCTGCGATGAGGCTTCGGCATTCTGGGCGGCCAACTCGACATTTGCCTTCACAACGTCTTCCACACTACACTCGACGGAGGCCTTGTCGATTCTGCAGCCTTTGAATAGCAGGTCGATTAGGCCGGACGTTTTTTCATAGAAGATCTCGACGCTCAGAGAATTCAGCGTCTGCACGTGCTGAAGCAAGTCTGTTGGCGAGTCGCTCGGCAGAGGATAGCCGATTTTGAGGGAAGCCTGTCTGACGCCTCTGCGTATTGTCTGCAGATCGCGGCTTCCGATTCCTCTGATCTTGATCAGCCCAGGGTCCACGTATGGCTCGACGCTTTCTGGACTGACGCCGATCATCGAAGGGTTGGACGGGGTTTCGCCGTAGTTGGTTTCTTGAACGTAGTAGATTCTTGCCTCATGCGAACCATATGGCATGTCCATTCTGTTCACATCTCCATGTTCTCGGTTTCACGGAATTGTTTCGAACGCCCAAGTTCTGACTGCAACTTCCGTGCGCCAGATGAACGGTTTCACGTGTACCTCGTCCATCTCGCGAACGCCTATGACATCGGCGTACGTGGCGCCTTTGACAGTGAACTCTATTTCCGCGCAGTCGCAGTGGATTGACGCTTTCGTGGTGCCGTCGCTTTGCCCGGTGGTTTCTGCAAGAACATGTACGCGCCCTTCCGTGTCCATGTAGTCCTGCGGATTCGAGTTCACGTTGAGCGTCAGCACCTCGTCCTGCTGGTTGACACCCGAGACGGCACGTTCCCACGCGTGTACGGAAGAGTTCCAGACCTTGACCGTGACGCCGTCTCCGCTCTGAGCCCTACCGTAGCCTTCGAACTTGCAGGTCAAGTCTTGAAGAACTCCGCTTTGAGCATCTGTCTTGAAGCGGAAGAGCAGAAACGCCCGCTTCCCGCTGTCGCCCGTCTCAACCAAGACTCTGTCGTCATCGCTGTACCAGAGCCGCCGGTATTCATCATCGTCCAGCTCAGTCCAAGATGTATCGGTCGGAGAGGGCTCCGAGCCAGCAGCGGCATAGAAGACCTTGTGAGTGTTAGTCTCTCTTCCAGCTCCGATAAGAGTGTATTCGGCTCTGTTGGGTCGGTCGCGGTTTTCCTTTATCACACGGGCCACTTCCGCCGTGATTCTGTCCCGCATGCGCCTGCAGGCAATTCCCTGCTCGGGTTTGTCTGGAACCCAGACGTTGACCCGCACCATTCCAGAAGTGCGTCTCAGTTTCCCATCGAAGCTCAGCTTTTTGTCTTCGGCGCTTTCGAAGCCAACTGTGACCTGCCCGTAGCAGTTCCTGACCAATTCGCGGTCCAGCCACTGTTGGCTCACGACGACGTCAGCAAGCGAACCATCCTCTTTCAGCACGTGCAAGGACTGTCTTAGGAGACGTTCAAGCGTGACTGCGGGGTTTTCAGCCGTGCTCATTGGCTGATGAGCCTCCTGCATGTAACCTTGTAGTGTGAGGCTTCGGTTCCCAAGCAGAGTGCTTGGACAGAAGTGACCTCGTAGTCCGCGCCCATTCTTCGCATCCTGTCATGGGCTCTCACCGGCGTGAACAGGTAGGCAGTAACGTAGTCACTGCTCACGTAGCCCGGCTCCATTACTGTTTCATCTGCACGCGTGGGCGAGACGATGGCGCGTGAGTCCACTGCTTCGCCGTACCCGGGCTTTTCGGACGTACCTCTGGTCGGAAACAACGTGACATGTTCACCTCTTGCGTTCAGGATCTGCGTGAAGCGGGTTGAGGGCCCCTCGAAGTTGAGGAAGAACCGTGACAGCCAAGAGACAGTTACCGTCGCCTGCTTGTTCTCGACTGGAGAGTAGTCCGCGTGCTTGACTCCCCAGAACATGAACTCGCTCTGGTGCCTGCGCACGGCGTCCATACTGAAGCCGTAGCTGGGCTTGTCGTGGCCTCGGCGGAGCTGCGACAGGATGCCACAGGTGACGCCGTCGTAGTAGTCGCATGCTGATGAGCGATTGACCACGTCGATGTAGCCAGACCAGCAGATCGAAGGATCGTATCCGGGATGACGTGCGCATGCTCCTATCGAGTTGGCAAGACTGTAAACTCTGCGGACGGTCCCGTCCCAACCCTCGTGGTCATAGAGGCCCAGAAGCGAATAAGCGATGGCGTCATCGTACACCTCTGTCTCTTTAGCACCTGTCCTGTGCCAGTCACCGTCGCCGTCCGGAGCAGGGTCGTAGTAGAGGTAAAAGTTGTCGAGGCCTTGACGCAGAAATCCCACAGAGTCTTTCATCATCGACTCGTATCTGGCATTGTTTTCAGCGTCTTCTTCGCTCAGCATCCTCAGCCCGATCAGACCGTACAGGCACTCGATGTCCATCTCGCGCAGCCACGCATCGTTCTCCGTGACGGCTCTCGCAAATCCGCCATAGTATTTGTCGTGAATTCCCTCCTGAGCGGGCTTCTGTTGCATGTTGTATAGAAAGACTGATCCGGCATGCACTGCGCTGCTGAGGTATTGACCGTTGGCTGTCAACTTGTGAGCCTTCAACAGTGCGGGGATAACGCGGCAAGCGTCAACACTATAGTAGTACGTGCTGTTCTCGGAGCTTCTGAATCCTCCGAAACTCAGTTGAGCTTCGCTGCCACTTTGCTGTGTCAGAATGAAGTCTGCGAGCGCGGTGACTTTGCTGATGATTTCTGCTCTTCGGTCTTCGAACTGGCGGCTTTCGTAGGCTTCGGTGAGGAAGTCAATTGCGAAGGCAGCGGCGAACGCTGTTCTGCCCTGCTCAGTGTCGGGTATGTCAGGCGGGCTGACGTATGCGTACGGTGCATGGTCCATGATGAATTGGTAGTAGGCTTCCGGAACCGTGGCCATTATCAGATGCTCCTGACGCAAGGCTGTCTCAGCCCAGAGAGAATTCGTTCAAGCTCTGCCTGCAGAACGTCCAGTGGCGGAGCTCTGCCGAGGACGGAGACGTTCTGGTCTCCGACGCCGAAGCTGAGGCCAACCGCGCTTCCGCCGGTCAAGTAGCAGATAGCGTGAACTGCCGCAAGCATGGTGATGAACTCCTTCTCAGCGTCCGTGCAGTCAGCCGAGTCCACTTGCCTACTCAGCTCAAGCTCCAGCGTCACACTTGCTCGCTTTATCATCTTCTCGACCTTCTCGTCTGGAATGTCGGTCTGAGTCACGTTTATGACGTCGCGGACATCTTGAACGGAGACGCTTGGCAAGTCGGGCTTTCCTCCGGACAGAATTGGGGAGAAAGACTGATTTAAGGGATTTTCACGCGGAAAAAGAACATTTCAGACGCCATTTTGGCAATATGCAGATTTAGAAAGAGTTTTTGTGAGATGCAATTGCGCAGTTGGCATCTCTTCATTGCCATGCACTGTCACAGTTTGTCATGGTGACGTCAGAGTGGGACATTCCTAATTTCCGACTTCGTGGGAGCAGCACGTTGCCTGAAGCAAGTCATGCGATTTTGTGATGCGCCAGAACGAGTCAAAGACTTCTGCTATGGGAAGGAACCAAACGCCTTTTCAGCAACCGGGCTCCGGTGAGTTTCTTGGCACAGAGCACAAGAGCAAGACTTGGCAAAATGACCAGTGAGACTGCCAGCAAAGATGGAAACTCCGGAACCATCTGCGCAAGCCAGAACGTGTGAAGCACGTCCGCAATCACGTTAACCGCCAAATTGAGCGATTCTCCACAACGATCCTCAAACGTCTGGCTGCCCCAGTCGTAGTTTTGGTTCATCCAGACGCAGGTCAAGTCCCCGTCCACGTCAAAAGTCGTGTCGTAGGCAATGGCAAGAGCAGCGTCCCGCGCGGTCACGTTCTCCAAGCGGCCGTCGAAGGTGAGGAAGAGGCTGAACTCGTCATCGTACTGATCCGTTCTGTTGTTCACGTAGGTCTCGTAGCCGCTGTGGTGCTGGTCATCTTCGGCTCCCCAAGCGGTTTCTGCTCCCATCACGTGACCGAACACGGCAACATCAGCAATGTAATGGCACATTGCTCCAAGTCTCCTGCACACAGCGCCAACGTCGCCAGAAAGCACGGCGACAGCCGCGTTTTCGTATTCCTGCTGCGCTCTAGCTCCAGCCGCATCGTCTTTCAGAGCCCCGTCTGAAAAGTAGTAGACGTGGTGTTTCGGCCTGTCGTTCATTCCGTCAGGCGGCTGGCTGCTGTCAGGCAGCTCGGTGCCCAAGAGGAAGGACGCGAGATTGTCGAGGATGAACTGCTTCTCCTGCTGCGGAAGCCAGTCCAGAGCGTGCTGCGCTACCCAATCGTGAGTGCCGTACTTCGGGGTGGATGGGTCGGTGCTGAAGCCCCCGTTGCTCCAGCATGAAGCCGGTAAGGCGTTGCTCAACAAAGCTGCGTTAACAAGCAAAAGTGTGACTAGCGCGAGAGGCACTGTGTTGCTCAAAACGCTCCCCACGCCAGCACATACCCACGATCAAGATTTAAGTCTTGGCCAGAACCAACCGGACAGTTCCCGCGTTTCGGAGCGGGTTCTCCAAGAAGTGGGATGTGGCTGGGAGCCGCGATGTCTGATCTCCCGCCTCACCGGAAGGCGTAGGGCCGATAGTGAAGAGGGGAAAGGGAAGAAGGGAGAGAGTCACTTGCCCCCGCTTTCCGTCGTGGTTTCGGGTTCCTCGCGGTCCCAGAGCTCCCATCCGAACTTGACCATGTTTTTCCGGAACTCCTCAGGCCGAACAAGTCCCAGCTCCGAAGCTTTGAGGATGTCCGATACAGCAACCTCGGGAATCTTGGGCGACCCCCAGTTCAGGCGAACCCGCGCTTTCGCCGGCTCCAAGCCGGACTGCGCAAGCACGACGTTGAAGATGGCTCCCTCAACCTGCCTCTTGATGTACCGCTGAACCGGCCTGATCAGCATGTTCTGAAGTTCAATGGCCGCCGTCGCCGAAGCTTCTGTGAAGCCCGGCGTGCTGAACAGTCTGGGCAAGGGCGTTTCGCAGCCCAGGTAGAACTGGTTGACCAGATGCTCAATGTAGTATTCGAAGCGGGCTCGGGGATCAAGCGTGACGGGTCTTATGTCGCCTTTCCCACTGTAGAACAGCCAAGCGCCTTCTTCGGACCGATTCCTAATGGCGTTCTCAAACTTCTGGATCGTGGCATCGTCGGCTCTCTCCAGCAACGTCAGAACGTCCGGGCCTGCGTACTTCTCGAAGATCTTCGGCATGATCCGCTCTATCTTGGCCTTCATCCAGGCAAATGCTGGTCTCCGGTCTGACTGGATCGTGAGGGATTGGAGCAGGACCTGAAGCACGCCGGTTCCGAAGCCTGACGCGCTTGTGCAGTTGATTTGCCAATGGAGCACTGATGAGGGGTCTAACGTTGCGCCGCCATAGACGTTTCGAAGCTTGTAGCCTTCCACCTTGTAGGGCAGCTTTACGCCTGGTTCGGACAACTGGCTTTGCTCGATCTTTTCGATGGAGTCTATGGGAAGCCGCTTGAAATCTCGGAGTCTCTCGGGGAGAAGCTTGAGCCAGAAATCGTTTCCACAGGCTATAAGCACACGGGCCATGTCGCACAGTAGTGAATCCAAGCGAGTTTCCTCGTTGAACTGGTCTACGAGGCGTTTTGCTTCTGCGGCCTTTCCGTACTCCTCATTTGCCGTGGTGTAGAAGCCTGCTCCAACGGTTGAAGCGGCTAAAAGATCCACGCTGGCCTTGCAGGTGGGGTCCTTCTCGTAGAGCTTGATCACGTCAGTCAAAGGGACAACAGGCGTCTCGAAGATCATGGTTCCTTGGGGAGCCGCGTATCCGCTTCTGGTTTTCCGTTGGAAAGTTTCCAGCAGACGCTTGAGGATGTTGTTCGTCTAGAGTCCCTCCAGCAACTTCAAGCCTTTCTCGGTAATCACGTACGGGGCTCGATGTCTTGCTTCGCTTTTCTTCACATAACCTGCTTGGACCAGATAGGTGAAGATGCCCTCGAAAGTGGCGTGAGTGCCGCATTTCCTGACGGTCTTCTTCTCGGCATCTGTTCTTCCAAGCGGCCTTTTCCGCAGTTCGGTCAGCACTATTTTTGCCAACAACAGTCTGTCTTTCAGTCTTCTCATAAGCAGACAACCTCAACTGGCTTTCGCGTACTGAAAAAAGGAGGAGAGTGAAGAGTGCACGTTTTCACGATGGTAAGGTCGCGCTTTCCTTCCAAGGCGTAAAGCCCTGGAGCGAGGTCCGGCGAGTACGGCTGCATCTCGGCTCCGCATATCGGGCACTGAAGCCAGCAGTCACACGTTGCGATGTCGCCTTTTCGGCTAGAACGGTGTATTCTGCCGCATTCTGGACATCTGCCTTCGAATCCCGCCATAACCGCTCCGACCATGCCTTTTGCCGTGGAAACTACAGAGAAGTGCTTATGTTGGTCATCTTTGCAACCGCTTTGCTACGCAAGACTCCCAGCCCGAACCGGGTTGAGGTTCTGACGCCGAATTTGCCGCTCTTCGGTTCTTCCCAGTCCTCAACAGTCACGTCGCGTCGAAGAAGCATCACCGTTGCCACTCTCGCGTCCAAGGCGTAGGCGGTTCCATTCGGCACCAAGGTGCTTGCTTGAACCTGCATTCCGAGAACGCTCGTGACGATTCCATGTTCAATGTCGGTCTGACCTGAGGGAAGGTATTGGGCGTGCACGAATTTGTCGTCACTCAGCAATTGGTGCAGCTGAGTCTCGTTGAGGACGAGGACGGTCGGTCGCCAGTTCTCGCTGCGAAGAGCGTTGTGAAGTTTCAACACGGCAGTCCAGTTCATGGCGGCGCTGCCCTGACTTATGGGAGCTCCCCCTGCCAGGTCTGCGTCGGCAATTGACCCGTAGAGACTGATGATGCGTTCTGTTTCATCCTCCCCCAACGCTCTACCGACTTTCTCAACCATGTTTTCCATGACGTTCCAAGTTGCGTCTTCGAGGAACTCTCTCGTCCACTCCTCTGAGGCTTCGGCCAGAATGTTGGTGTATATGTCCACCGTGCTAAACTTCTTCCCGCTCAGTCTGGTGACGGCGCCCTCTGCGTAGCGGTAAGCGACTGATTGTTCGTCAAGCGGAAACCGCTCCGTCGACTCCTCGGTCGTCCGGACCGTGATGACGTTTCTGCCGATCATCTCCGGAAAGGCAAACTCGACCAGCGTGTCGTGCATGCGACCCAAAGCGCCGGCGGCGTCGCTGAAAAGGCCTTCTCTGATGCCGGATTCGCAGTATCTTTTGAGAAAGGGATGCTGCATGGTTTTCTGTCCAAGACTCTCCATGAGATGCTTGAATTCGCCGTCCTTTTGCATTAGGCTTTCGAAAAGCTTGGGTTTCATGGTGATTCACTTCTCCACTAGGACGAAGATGAGGTCGTCCGCTCCGCCGGCTGATTGAAGGGCCGTGCCCAGTCTGCGGTTGAAGAATATCGTGTACGTTGCGGTGCCGCCCTCGTTGACAGCCTGATCTCCAAGTTGGACCACTCTTCGACTCGCGTCGCCGCCGTAAACGGCCTTTCCCCGCGTGATCGACCCGCCGGCCTTTGCTTTGACTCTTCCACGAATCAGAACCGGGCAGGGCTGATTGGCTGACACTGTTTTGACAGCGATGCCGATGCAGTCTTGTGCAGAAGTCGCTGGGTTGACCGTGTCGTCCGCGCTCAGGTACACTGAGTCGCCTTTCGTCACTGCAGCGCCGGCCGTGAAGGTTTCGATGACAGCGTTCGGGTCGTCCGTGTCGCCGATGCTCATCCAAGTCTTGCCACTGTTGTCAGTCATGAGTAACCACTCCAAAATCTCCAGTTTCGGTTTCAGCCAGTTCGTCCTGACTTACTTCCCGCGTCACAGAAAGTGACCATGAAGCCTCAACGGGCCTGCACATTTGTCTTCCTCCTCTGCAATCTCGCCACGACGCCGCGCATCTCTTGGCACAGCCGCTGGGGTCCAAGTCCCCAGCTTCGTTCGACCATCGATGGAGGAAGAGCCTCCTGAATCATCCTTATCGCCTCATCGACACTGACGACATCTTTCGGCTGCTTCAACAGGCTCAATCGGGGGTCATTTTTGGAGCCCTCCGGACTGGTTGGTTCCTGCGCCGTTGGGTTCGCTCTGATGTTGAGTGATGTCGGCGCCATCTGCGGCGTCGAAAGTCCCTGTGAGTCCATGTACTGCGGGTGCAGAAGAAGCCAGTCTCTGATTTTCTCGTCGTCCCACATTTCAGCTTTGGCGAAGAATATGCTTTGAATCTTCTCGATCTGCGGGTCCGATCGCAGCCTCCCCACGAGAGCCAGAACGCCGTTTTCCCTGTCAAGCCAAACCGTGCTGAAATGCTCTGGCATGAAGGGCGTCACATCGCGGTAGAATCCAAGCACGTATTCACCTGCAATTATCGGCTCAAAGGTTTGCTCCTTCACGTACAATCTCTCTAGCACGTGAATGTTTGCATCGGGCACTCCTGGGACGGCGACGAGGCTCAGCTCCGCATTGTGAAGACCATGCGGGACTTTGGCGCCGACCTCGTCGATCCTGTCGTAGTCAGCTCCGACGCTGACATGTCTGATCAGACCCTTCTGGATTTTCTCAGCTATCTCGTCATCGTAGATTTCGGCTTCATAGCGGAGATTCTGTCCGTCCCATTCTGTCTTGGTGATCTTGCCTATGGCGTTCGACGCCGAAACGTGCTCCACGTAGACTGGGGCGCTGACGAGTTTTTCTGAGAAATCCTCCAGCTCTTCGGGCGCGTATATGTTGAAGTTGCGGCTTATGCCAGTGGTCAGGGCGACTCCGCCTATTCTCAGTGGCTTGTTCACGATTCGCTCCAGAATCTTGAATGGCAACGGCGCCGACATGTGCGCGTGGCTTTTCGGGGCGTTGTCGCCTTTGCCTTCTGTGATGGATAGGCCTTCCTGATGCTGGCTGAACCAGTCTTTGGCCTTTTCAATGTCCCAGTCTTTGCTCTTGTCAAAGAGGTAACTTTGCACTTCGGTGGTGTCTTTACCTCTCGGCTTACCAATGATCGCCTTTATCCCCTTCTCACTGCTTATCAAGAGCGTGCGCAGACTTTCCGGCTCGAACTCTTCCGGCTTCCGGTGTCCGCTGCGTATGAACTGTTCAGTTTCCTCCCATGGCATTTTTACATACCTCGCATAACTAACACCATTCTAATATACGGAGGAAATGAAAAGGCAAACTGTACAGCGCGGAGTCCCGCATATGGGCCAGCGTGTGGGCAGACAGTGGGGGGCAAGACTTGGAAAGTGGTGAAAGACACTGCGAAAGTGCGTCGTGAAGGTGGTTCTGAGCCGACAGCAGAAGCAGATACTGGAAGAGCTGGCGAGGAGGCTTGGGACAAGCGAGAGCGAGACTTTGCGGATGACCCTGATGGACTACGCGAAGCAGGTCAGCCTTGTGCGAGAGAAAGTCTCAGGCATGAAGGAGAGCCCATGTTCGTAAGGACTTTCTTTCTCGAGTCTGATTCGGAGGCTACGTCTGACCGAGCGCAATCAGGGATTAAATTTAAAAATCCACAACAGCTTTATTCAGTAATTCGTAAATGTGATTCACAATGTTTGAACCTCGGGAGGAGTTAGGGGGTTGACGGAAAGAGACTTCCAGAAACTCGTGCTTGACGCTGTAGATGACGCTTTCTCGTCGCTGGGAGACTCTGCGAAACAGTCGATATACTTCCACCTCGAGAACCGCTTCATGATAAAAAGAGACGAAATTCCGAATCGGCTGGAGGACTTTGAGGGCGGAATTGAAAGGATATTTGGAGCAGGGGCCAGATTTCTGCAGATACTGATAATGAAGAAGCTTCATGAAAGAGTTGAGCCGAAGAAAAAAGTGCTGAAGTGGGATGAGGAAAAGGAATTCAACCTTGCCGAGTACGTGAGAGCCGCCAGAAAGAGTTTCTCGAAAGCAAAGAAAAAGAGCTAA